AAGTTCCTTATAGTTTTATTATTAGTAGCATCCACCCTCTACGCAGAAAAGAAGTTCAAGCTAACTTCGTTCAGTAGAATATTCTACGACGATAATGTCTTTATGAGGGCGGCTGGTACGCCCGATCAAACATCGACCTTTTACTTCAGCCAATCGCTGGGTATAGAAGGTAAATTTTTTAGAGACTTAATAAATTTAAAAGCTCAACCAGAGATAAGACATAGAAGTGTTGATAATAAGACATTAATATTTGGCAACATTGGTATTAGAGGACAATACGAAATAACACCAAAACTCATTCTCGAATCTTCTGATTCATTCTCTCATTTAGAAAGAGAACCAAGTGATATCGATGACGACCTAGACGTAACTTATTTTATGCATAAGAGTTCGTATTCGTTGACGTGGAAACCTCGATATCTTTTAAAACTAAAAAGCGGTTATGAAAGCCATATCAAACGCTGGTCTGAAAACTTACCCGTAGGAGTTGGAAGTGAATTAACTAATGGTGATTTTACTAAAAATGTATTTACGTTTGGCGCAGAACAAATTCTTGGCAAACGTTTTATTTTAGAAATGATTGGCAAAAAATCATTCTTAGATTATAACGGAAGTCGTGGAGCAATTGATACCGATACGTATTATGCGCAATTTTCGTATATAATGAATCCATCAACTATTATAAAAATAAACTATGGCATAATCGATGCGTTAATAGAGGATCAATATGGTACACTAACTGAATATTCAACCCCTACATATGGTGCGAATATAACATACTTTACCGAAAAAGGTACGGTAATTTTATTAGGCACTGTGTACGAAGTACTGGATTCATCTGTAGCGTATTGGAACATGAAGGAGAATTTAAAAACATCTCTTATGGTAAAATATCCAATCACGCCAAAACTTGAAGTAAACGTAATGGGCGCCCATCTTCTCACCTCATACAAAGATATTGGTAATCGGTATAATGCTGGACTAGAACGTGAAGAAGAGGTGTTTATGTCAAGTATAACTTTTGCTTGGAAGTATAACGAAAGCCACTATGCTGAAGTTGGTTACCAAGGCTTGCATCTATTGAACAAAGACGCCGATGTCTTTAAGAATAAAGTATTCGTTGGGTATCGCTGGAATTTTTAATTAGACCCACCAAAAGTTTCATAAATAATAAACTCTGGTTGATTTTGCTTCTCTTTATATTGATTGGGAAAAACCGTTACGGGGTGTTTCTTGCCCTCTATTACTACATAGCCAGCTAAATATTTGCCATTTTTACCTTCTTTTTTCCAGAAAGCTCCCCTTTGTTGTTCGGTCCATTTACTCATATTTAAGAATATAAAGTAAATTTTTCAAAAGTCAAGTTATATCTGCTTTAACCTCTAACCCTCCATAGGTCGAGCCGTACGATGCGCTGGCTGAAGCAGGAACATGGATTTCTGTAGCAGCTATATTTGAAAACGCATTTGAGCTTGTCAAGTTTGGGGGAGATGTGGCTAAGCAATTAATTGTAGATAAATTAGTGCAGTTAAAAAATGTTCTATCTCTAATTTCTGTTACCCCACTACCAATTGTAGCACTTGTTAATGCAGTGCATCCGTTAAATAGGTCATACCCAATAGTAGTTACAGAATTGGGTATGACAATACTTGTCAAAGATATACAACCACTAAATGCGCTATTTCCAATAAATGTCACTAAACTTGGAATTACAATGTTATTTAACCTTTTGCAGTTATTGAATACAGCTGAATTAATAATTTGCACTCCACTTGGAATTGTAATAGTTCTTAAATTAAGGCAATTATTAAACAAGCTTTGGTTCAGTAATATTAAACCACTAGGTAAATTTATGCTAGTAATATTTTTGCAAAAAGAGAAAGCAGAAAAATCTATATATGTTATGCCATCATGAAGAACCATTCTGTTAATTCCGTCACATAACTCAAATGCTCTGCTTCCAATATAGGTGATGCTAGTTGGTACCGTGACACCACTTATAAGATCATCATTACTAAATGCGCTATCTCCAATTGCCGTAACTGGTGAGCTGTTATGTGTTGATGGTATAGTTAAATAGCCTTTCAATATGGTGCCACTAACACCGCTTACAGTATAGTTTGAGCCATTTGATTGATAAGTAAGAAAACTTGTATCAGCCGCAATTTCATAAATTAAATCACCCGCAGAGTATACTGAAATAGCATCTGAAACCCCTACTTTTATTGCATCTGCATTCGCTAAAATCATGAACTTTGGCTTAGTCTTTTATAATATAAAGAGTGTTAGCATCTACTTGGCTTGTATTCAATAAAGTGTTGTATGCAGACAAACCCATCTGCCTTATGGTAGTAATCGTATTGGCATCTGCTCTTACATTTTGAACTGGCGCTCCTGCGGAGGTGTTGGAGACTCTTGTAGCATCTCCCAAAGAGACAGATCTTATCGTGTTATTGTCATTTACATCAACGAACATTTCTGTGCCGTCGCGTCTGAACATACACATTTCTTTGGGTAATCTAATTGCTGGTTCTTTACCTTCATCGTTAATAGATATGCCAAATTGTGTTCCAGTATTGGGAAGTGTAAAAGCAACAAATCCATCACCAGGATTGAAAGAATCACCCAAATTAGAACAACGAACGCCAGCGCCTCGACTATTCGATGAATTCCAAATACCAAATTCGGCGACATTTGTTGGAGTTCTAACATTTTTGCCGAAAGCGAAGGAATCGTTACCAGATGCAATGTTTTGAAATCCAACAGCAATTTGCCTTGATCCACTGGCGCAAACATTGCTTTGGCCAATGGCAAAAGAGTGATTTCCGCTTTTTATATGATTTGATTTACCAAATGCTTGAGAATAAATTGTAGCATCATCTGTTTTATTGCTAAATCCATAAGTAAAAGACTTAGCGCCAGACTGTACGTTTAGTTTGCCAAATGAAAAACTTTCGCTAGAACCTACTACAAAGTCGTTATTAATTCCAACGCTAAAGGAATTTATCCCCTCCATACTAGAAAGTCCACCATCATTAACAAAATAATTGGAGCCATCTTTAATAAAAGCTCCAGCATGTTGGGCCTTCACCCTTTTAGTAACGCTTGTAGCCCCAGAATCGACTATAGGGAAGAAGTCACCGCCTAAGTCTATATCTGTGTAGGCTAATAAATCTAATTGTGATATTTTTTTGTCTGCCATTTTTATTATTTACACTAAAGATCCTGCTCAAGAACTAGATTAAATCCGTTTTCTTGTACTAATGTGCTAGAATTTTCTGTTAGTATATTATCTGGGACACTAGGAGAACTTACTGAACCTATAAAGCTTGTTAAATCTGTTGGTTTAAACCCAGCATCTACTGGAGAAGTTATCTTGCTCGAAAGATTAAATTGGCTATATTTTCTATTTAATTCTTGAATCACTTTTGCATATGCATGAAAATGCTCAGAAATTGAATATTCGGAAGATAATGCGCCGATTCTGTTCGCATAATGATTATTGGAAAAAAGAGTCACATTATGACTTGAATGTATTTCTTTTTCTAAGAGATGTATATTTTCAGCCATATTATGCCATAAAATTGGTTAAAGTTGTTGGTCTTAAACCAGCGTCAACTGGCTCGATAATCTTACTTGAAAGATTTAGTTGTTTATATTTTGTATTTAATTCTCGTATAACTTTTTGATAAGAGGCTAAATGAGTGACTGTGTTGTAGGTGCTAGAGAGCCCTTTAATTCTATTTCTAAAAGAATCATCAGAAAATTCAGCAACATCACGCGCAGAGTGAATCTCTTTCTCTAAATCATGTATAGATTGCAAAGCCATATAGTGTATTTTACACTAAAATATCGATAAATACTTAGATTTCCTCAAGCATATCAATATGATCTTCCTCTGTTATACTAAGAGCTGAGTCTATATGCATTAGCGCCTCCCAACCATCTGCATTTCCAGATCGTGAAAAGAATGCGATGTCATCAGCAACAAGAGATATAGAAGAGATATCGTCCCCATATTGCTCTAACAATGAATTATACTCTTTTAAAGCATCATCACCATCTTCTACTATGGGTTTTAAAATATTTTCGTTATTTTTTGTATAAATTAGTATCATAAATTGATTTCCTCATTTCACTAACGGATTTTTTACTGAGTTCTTTTATATATTTTACACCAGCGTAATAAATATCAGTGGGACTTAAGTGATTTTTGTATACACCAGCCTTTGGGTAGCTGATTTTATTGATTATTTCGCACTTTATGAAATCATTATTAAACAAAATTTCATTCAAAAAATGGATTTCAGCTACGTCTGGAGTGACGGACATATATCCTTTGCCAAACTCTTTATGGTGAACAAAATACATTCCAGATTCAGTCTTGGATTCGTTGTAAATGTTTATGGTAGGGAATCCCATTTTAGAGCTTAAACCCAAACCTTTGAAAACTTTACCAAATATAATATTTTTATTCATTTATAATAAATTTTTTAAAAATTCTCAATGCTGTTTTTAATTTGATCATTTTACCTCTGTATCCAGGAACAAAGCATATAGTCCATCGGGGTTCGTTTGTAGGGTTGTGTGTCGAATGTAAAACTCCAACATTTAGTAGACTGGGTTTATTTGTGTTTCTTTCAAAAACCAAAGTAGAATCTTCCTCTTTCGCCAAAAGGATTGGTTGGGTGCTATAATCAGCCTTAGGGTCTTGCCATCTATAAGTTTTATCTGAAGTCCACCATCTAACAGTTGCCTTTTCTGAACCCCAAGTCATATTTATTTTAACATGGTCATCTGGAGAGTCATCTTTATCATTGTAGTCATCTGTATGAATTGGAACACTGCCATTTGGGGGAGTGTAAAAGACTTCAGTTTTTAAACATTCTAAGCCAAGTTTTTTTAACCAAGATTCGATATTGGGGTCTTGATATTTTCCTCTCAAACTTATCTGTTCCCAGTTTTGTGGAGCCTCGTGTGTTATGGGCGGCCTGGCAATTTCAAAAGGCAGATTTAAGTATCTGTGGTAGATGTTATCCATTTTTTTACTTTTTGTTTTAAAATTGGGTATAATAATTTATGCTTATTTAAAGCAAACTCTATACTGAATATAGATCTGTTCCCTTCTATATTAAAGACTCCGTGAGGTATTTGATTATTAAATAAATAGAATTTGTTTGGTTTATATTTTAATTCTGTCAAATCAGAATAGTGAGAATGTCCTTCAAAAACTTTTTCTGAAAATAGTGTTACTGAATTTTTGTCCTCCAATAACACATTAACGCATACACCCCTACTAACGTCTTGATGAAAATTATAAAGCATATTGGGTGGCATTTTTATGACGCCACAATTAAATTCGTATTCACTATATAGCCATTTTAAAAATGGATTGCGGTCTATGAGATCTTCTTGATTTAATACGGGATACGTATAAAACCCATTGTGATTAAATGGCTCTTGTTGAATTTGTAAGTCGTTGCTTTCAAAAGTTTGGTTTGGGATTTCTAAAAAATATTTATCAGTTTTATTCATTTAAAAATTCAGTTTTAATTTTATTTTTAATTCTTTCGTAGGTTAAAAGCGGATAATCTAATTCAAACTCTACGCTAAATAAAAGCCTTTCTTTTTCAAAATTATAAACCGAGTGAGCTTTGCTAGTGTTAAATAAATAAATTTCATTTAAGTCGTAAGTGAACGGGACAATATCAGTCTGAAACTCCTCACCACCGTGAGACATTAAATTATTTAAATTATCTGTAAACAAAACAAAAGATGGAGAAGGTGTCACTAGGGCGTTAATACATACCCCTCGATTTGTTTTAGTTTTGCCCACATCAATATGCCAATCATAAATTTTATTTGGTTCCATTTTAATTAGACCGCAAGAGAACTTATAATTTTCCGCCAACCATTCAAAGAATGGATTACCTTGAATGAATTTTTCTACATCAATCTGTTTCAAATAGAAGTGATAATACAAATGTTCATCATTATTTACAAGGGGGATATCTACTAAATTTAAGGGTTTAGATGGTATTTTCCAAGCATATTTTTCATCTATTGGATAATTCATGATTTATCTACGTTTAGCCCTATTGATATTCTATTTGTTTTCGAGCCGACACAATGCCAAAATGGTTTATCTCTTGAAACTACAAACTTTCTATGTTGCCAGCCCTTCTTATCCCAGTCAGTTATTATCTCACCAGTTTCTGGGTCTCTGTACCTAAAGAAACTTTTTTTATCTTCTGCCGCCCAAGCAAAGTAGATTCTTTCGCCTTCGCAATTATTGTTTGTATGCCAGCCGCAAAAAGCATCGGGAGGATACCAAAAAAAGCCAGAGTATTTTCTTTTAATTCCTGTTTCTTCCTCAAGCATTTCTTTGAGTTTAATTTGATAGAATATTGAATTATTTAGAATTATGCGATTGTCGTTATGGTCAATAGAACCAGGTTTTGCTAAATCCCCATTAATCATGATTTGATTAAGCACCTCTTCAGAAAGAGTATAATCCATATCATATTTATTTGGAAAAAATTTATTAGTTTGATTTACTTTTTTAAATTCTTCTAGAATTTTGTCTAACTTTTTATATATATGTTTCATATGTGGAAAATAACTTTTATTGGATCTCCCATTTTAACTGTTATATTATAAAACCTATGCAAGAATTTTAAATATCTTTCTGGGTCTTTCCTGTCTATGATAGTATGTATTTCATTGAATCCTAACTTTTTCATGTCACCGAACCCTTCAGTCGCGCCCTTTAATAATTTTACTCCATCGTACCTAAAGCTTTCAGATTTCATAATAAAAGGATTATAGCATATGCCGTCTTTTATTCTGAAACAGTAGAATCCACAAATTTTATTAGTCCCATCGTCAATATAGACAGTGTTGTATTGGCAGGACTCTATTAATTCCTTAGTTTTATTTCTAAAATACTTAATTTTTTGACTAAATGTTTTTAAAGTATTGGAATCAGCAAAATATTTTGTACCAACTTTTTTGTGAAATTTCATAAGTTCATGTGAAAGTTCATCTAAATGTTTGGGTTGATAATTTACCCTATGGCAGCTTTTACATATTATCATTTTAAAAATTCTACATATACTCTACCGAAAGCGTCTGTTTGCATAACGTGAAGATTAAAAGTTCTTTTCATAAATTTTACATATGTATCAAACCTATCCCGTTTACCCAGAATCGCAAAGACCCGTTTGTCGCGGAATTCTTTTTTTAAGCCAAATAGTATTATATATTTAAATAACTTATTAAAAGGGACGTCTTCGTCTTTAAATATTAAAATAAGGTCAACCCCTTCTTTAACCACAACACTGTCACCGAAACAAGCATACCCAACAATTTGACCATTTTCATCATTTTCTACGACAAAATGATACTTGTGGTCACTTATTAGTTTTTTAAGCTCTCCAGATAGGTATGGGTATAAGAAAATAGGGCTTTGATCTTTGCCCAAGCTATGGTAAAGACTAACTTCAGCCTTGGCTTGAAACTTAATAAAAAGATGAAAAACGCTTTCAAAGTCTTTGGGTTCATATTTTCTATAAGAAATGTTTTCTAGCTTCATTTTAATTTGTATGTTTTGGGTGTAATATAGTACATGGCAAATGGAATAAATCAAGCTTTTGCAAGAGCTATTTTCGATGTAGAACCAACGGCGTTATTGGAATTGTATACATTATACTACGATTACCAGAACGATTCTCAAGCCCAAATCAATTTTCATGGAGGAACTAATGGCATTGGAGGGCCAATTATCTTTGATGGCCAAGAGTATTTGCCAATTCCTGTAGAAGCAGACGGGTTTGATTTATTAGGTGACCAAAGACTACCTAGGCCCGTAGTTAAGGTTTCAAACGCTGGTTTGTATATTTCTTCGCTTTTAAGGAAATACGATAATTTAAATGGGGCCAAAGTAGTAAGAAAAAGAACTTTTTTGAAGTTTATAGACGATGTGAACTTTCCCGACGACTCCAATCCTTGGGGGTCTGCAAATCCAGATGCTAGGATGCCAGATGATAAATATTTTATTTCTAGAAAAAAATCTGAAAATAAACTCGCGGTTGAGTTTGAGTTAGTTTCTAGTTTAGAACTCGAAAATATAGAAATTCCAGCTAGAAAAATTTCAGCAAGATACTGTTCTTGGATTTATAGAGGATTTGGGTGTAGATACGGCTACAACAAAACTGCTACTAAAGCTGATAGGCCAATTGGAACAGTTGATGATAACACTTTTGTAACTGGCGCTGGAACTACTTTCAGATTAAACAGCGATTTAATTCCTCTTGCTGGAGGTGGGACACACCCACAGCGAACTTCTGTTGATGCTTGTATAGATGATAAAGGATTATGGGAAGCATCTACAGATAGTTCTACGGTTACATATGCCGTGGGCGACTATATATTTAAATTAAGCGATAGGGTTAGTGAGGGACAGGGTCTCACCTCTAATTATTATCAACAACACCCAGTTTACTATATCTGTAAAAGCGGGCATGATTCTGTAAGCGGTCAGACGCCAGAAAGAAGACCCGACTTATGGATTAAAGACGAGTGTTCAAAAAAATTATTTGGTTGCAGACTTAGATTCGGAAATGATGATTTTGGAGGAGTAAATAATAATAAAGATCTTCCTTATGGCGGATTCCCAGGAACAGAAAAATATTCATACTAATGAGCATTAAAAGAAAAATAGAATTTGAATGTGAAAAAGATGTTTCCGAAGAGCGTTGCGGTTTTGTCGTCTGGAAAGACGGAGAACTAGATTTAATAATGTGTGAAAACAGGGCCGAAGATAAGAAAAATCAATTTTATATACCAGCAAAAGAGTTTCTCTATATTAAAAAAAATAATGATATTGTAGCTATTTATCATTCCCATAATGATGGAACCGAGAAGCCCTCAGATTTTGATATTAAATCTGCTGATATTATTTGTTATCCATTTTTAATATATTGCACAAAGAATAATAAGTTTGGAATCTACGAGCCAGAATATTCTGATGCGGGAAAAGAACAACTAGATCAACTAAAGGAAGAGGTAATATGACAGAAATAACTTTACATGGATTAGTTGCAAAAAAATTTAAACCATTTTTTAAGATGAGTAATATATCTAGACCAGTTGATTCTATTTTAGCTATTGACGCTAACTACGATGGGTTTAAGAACTTTTTTTTACGAGAAGCTGAAAAAAATAATTTTTATCAATTTATTGTAGATGGAGATTTAGTGACAAACGCCAACGAGGCGCTCGAAAGAAAAGAAATACAAACAATAGATATTGTCCCGTGCGTAAGTGGCTCTGTCCCAGTACTTGCGGCATTTGTTGTAAATTTAGCGATTGGACTAGTCATGGCTGGAATACAATATTTAATGACTCCCATACCCGAAAACGAACCGAAAACAGCGGTGTCGCAGTTAGGGGGAAATTCTTTTTGGTTTGCTTCAAAAGCTAATATTCCAGCTCAGTTTATTTCTGTGCCTTTAGGGTACGGAGAATTGAGAGTCGGCTCTAAAGTTATAGAGCAAACTATTGAGGCTATTGATAGAGCTGATGGAGATTCAAGTCCGCCAACAACAGAAGGGTCAAATTACTAATGAAAACAAAAATTAGACTTCACGGAAAATTGAAAAAACTTTATGGGGAATATTTTGAGTTTGCTAATATTAGAAAACCAATTGACGCCATCAAGGCGTTAGATGCTATATTCCCAGGCTTTAAAAAGAGCGTAATTGATGAGGCTAAAGCTGGCGGGCATTACGAGATAATATCGAACGGCGAAACAAAAAATGCATTTGAATTAACAAGAGACCAAAAAAAAATTGAAGAAGTTGATATAGTCCCTTGTTTAATTGGTCACGCTGGAAGTCTTGTTATAGCGCTTGGAGCTCTTGCTGTTGGTGTTGGTCTTTCTATTGGTGTTAGTACAGCCCTTGGAGCCTTTTTTATAGCGTTAGGCGTAGGTTTGATTATTGCTGGTATTATGTATCTACTAACGCCTATACCAGAAAACGAACCAAATGAAAGAAGTATTACATCTTCTATTAAAAATGCATCTTTTCTTTTTCAAAACCCAAGAAATGTATCAACACAAGGAAGAGCTATACCTATTGTGTACGGGAGACTAAGAGTTGGGTCTTATGTTGTCGGGACCGCTGTTACAAACTTTGAATTACATTTAGACGCTCAATTACAAAGAAGATACGCATCTAATAGAACAAATGCGCTATTAAAGATACAAAAATCATTTGGGAATTCTATATCTGAATTATACAGGACTTTCTAATGAAAGAGTACATATTAAAAAAGTACAGAAAGTATAATAAAAATTTTGTATTCGGCCGAGGAGACGAGGCTCAAAAAAATCAAAATGCACTGCAAGCTAATGCAGATAGAGTGGGTGACCAATTTACTCGACTTACTCCTCCGTTTTCTTCTGATTTAAAATTATCAACTGCTGACCTAATCGCTTGCGATTTAATATCTGAAGGGCCAATAGAGGGATTTGTTAATACTAATGGAAAATCTTGTTCAGCATTAGAAGCCACATATTTAGACGGAACAGTTGTCGCAGAACCAGTGCTTTCAACAAAGACAGTTGACAATCTAACAACAGGAAAATTAAGCGGCGTTTTTTACAACTTTAAACCTTTTGTTAGCGGTGAATTAGATTCATACGCAAGAGAGCTTGACGGCAGATTTGTACATAAAGAATACCCGACTTCACAATCAGCCCTTGGGGCCGCGGGCAGTTACGGGGTAATCGATTTTGTAAAAAAAGTGACGACGATATTAGCTTGCCCTGGTGGTAATCAGAAACTGGATACTTTTATGGCATGGAATCACGGGTATAGTACGACAAGGACGGCAAATGACTCTTGGGACAGTCTTAAAAGGGCTGGTCATGGGTATAGAAAGGTTCCTTATCAATACAGAAGGATATATCACCCAAATAGACCTAAACCTGGTAATAATTATAGTCTCCCTAACACCTATGCCTACACCGATGAACAAAACCCAATTCTTTATCAAGGCAATTATGGTTTTGGAGCTTCAATAAATTCAAATGGTAGGTTGTCGAAATCTTATTGTACAAGAGCTTTTGTTAAAACCTTACATCTATCAGAGGAAGTAGGTTATGCTGGTTCTAGGTTTAACAACTTTATTGCTTACTTAGGCACCGCCATGAGTTTTAATTCTAGTTTTTCTTCTAGATTTCCAAACGGAAGACCAAGTAAATATAGATATTCATTAGCTAGCCACTATGAACCAGAGGGATTGAAAGAACCAATTATAGATGCAATAGCTGAAAAAATAAACGATTTGGGTTATGATTATTGGAAGCCTTATAGATTTTATAACTCTGATCCAAATATTATCGGAGGTATAGCAGTACCAACGTTGGAGGCGTATTATAATAATGACGCTGCGCCATATTCATCAACTAACGTAAGATACCCGAGTGGTTTGTACAATGTGTTTAATCCTGGAACGAAAGCATATACAAATTCAACCTCGGTTCAAAGAGACAAAATATTTCGAAGAAAGACTGTAATTGACGGAAAAAATGCTGACAAGTTTGTATCTAGATGGGGGAGTCAACAACTAGATTTAACGGAATATGGAACTTACGATAATGCGGCTAGACTTTATAAACCTAATGTAACATATAGATTTACTGGGTCAATTTATATACCTTCTGCTAATGATAATGTTAATGTAGTAAAATTTCAATTGGTGGATAATGGCGGAAAGACTGCATTTAGTATAACTGGAGGCACAACCGACTTTCCTTTTAATCAGTGGAATGATTTTGATTTCGAATACACAAACAATGATTTCAGAAGATTAAGAATAAGAATGTATGAAAATAGCTCTAATCCAGGAGCGAACGCTAGCGGAGATTGGTTTGCGTTCAATGACATGACAGTTCTTGAAAAAACGACTGGAAACGCTTCAGAGAGTAGTAGCGATTTTGCGTATATGGCATTTTCTGCTGATGATTTTTTCGGTACAAATTTTAATAAAGATCACGAATTAACATTTTCAGTAGATGGAGAAAGATTAGAAATAGAAGATAAGAATGGCCTAGGGTACTCCTTCCCAGAAGTTACTGGCTTTGATTTGAGATCAAGAAGCGTTAAAGAATCATTTGTATTAAGGAAGTTTTTGATAGAACCAGGCGGTAGCCGTGGGCAATGTTCTTATTCTAACGGGGGGTATTCGCAAACACAAGCATTTCCTATAGTTACTGGAGCTTCAAATGCTACAAGTCTTGGGATGGAGTTAAATGAAGCCGAGTCAAATAAATTTAAAGGAACTATTCTTTATCCAGTTTATTTGGGAGAAAAAGCAATTCCTTTAACATCTAATGGAAGTATAAATACTGGAATAATATTTATTAACCCATCGGATTCAGCTACGATAAGTGGAAATAAAATTGCAAGTGGGGCATCTAACGATTATGATGTGTTTGCTTTAAAAAATGGAAATTTTGAATACGCGCACGTCGCTAACCCAAATGTTAAAGCCCCATCCGTAGAAACCTTAAACAAAAAAATAGGATTAAGGTTAGTAGAAAAAGATCCAGGTCTTTTTAATTTTAGTAATTTTAGAATGGATTTTAATTTGGGTGAAGAAAACCAGAAACCGCTAACTCAAGAAAATTTGACTTCGACAGAATTCAATAAATCAATATACGGCCCAAGTAATCCAAACGAAGAATTTGACCCCGAGATAAATATGGACGAATCCATTACCAATGCCAATAATGCTGGAATGAGGCGTTATTCCGCACTCGAGGGCACATCTAGCGCTGATGTTGAATCGAATCTCGAGTTTCAATCCGACTGGATGGCGAATATACCTCTTGATGTTGATTATGTACCATTAACTTATATAGTTAGTAGAAAAGAGGTAGACTGCGTAAAAATCACATTTATTATTGAACAATTATACCAAGACCTTATTTCTCAACAAGACATTTATGAAGCTTCAGTAAAAACAGATGCATTGCAGATTAATTTTTCAATTTTTATTTCTTTTGAAGGGGTTCCAGAGAGTATATTCCCGACCGAAGAAACAAAAATTTCTTATTATGGACTCGTTCCAGGTTTTTATGCTGTGGATAGTGATCAAATTACATTACCTTCATATGATGATATTATTGATGATTATCCAAATGAAACTAAAGCTAGTTTAGCTCAAAAATTTCCAAGAAAAGTTGAAGTAAGAAAAAATGATTTCGAAACAAATTCGACAAGAATGGCGAGGGCGGCCAGAATATTCCAAGTCATAGAAGTGATAAAAGAAAAATTTTCTTACCCATTCTCTGCTGTGATGAAAACGTATCTTGATGCTAGATCTTTTAAAGACCCTCCGAATAAACAATGGAATCTAAGATTAAGAAAAATTAAAATACCTTCGAATTACTTTCCTTTGGATTTAGAGGGAAAAGATAAAAGATTTGTTGATAATGCAGAAAACCTAGGAACTAGAATAGTTTACGACGGCGACTGGGATGGAAGTTTTAAAATAGGTTGGACAGATAATCCTGCTTGGATTTTGTATGATTTATTAACTGATCAAAGATATGGAGTAGGAAATCGAATAGACAGTTTTGAAGATATAAATATTTTTAATTTATATAAAATTGGTAGATATTGTGATTCTGTAGACAATAACGGAATTTTTGTTGGTCTAGATAATGGAGTGGGTGGATTAGAGCCAAGATTCTCCTGCAACATTATGTTAGATATTTCAAATAACGGTTTTGAATCAATAAAAGATATAGCATCAGTATTTAATGGTATGGCGTTCTGGGCTAATGGCAGACTAGACTTTTTCGCTGATCAGCCTAAAGAAGTGATGATGTATTTTAACAATGGAAATGTTTTTGATGGAATATTTAATTATCAAACAACAAATAAATCTTCCTTGTTTAATACTGCAGATGTTGTCTATTTAGATAAGAGAGATAATTATACAGCGAAAAAAGAAACAATTGTTGATGAAGATGGGCTAAGAAAAAACGGACTTTTAAGAAGAAATGTTACAGCGAGAGGAGCGACAAGCAGATCACAAGCAAGTAGACTTGCAAGGTACATAATATACTCAAATAAACTAGAAAGAGAAGTCGTAAACTTTAAGACTTCTGCCCAAGGATTAATGCTTTCTATTGGAGATATTATTGAAGTCCAAGACGAGCTTAAAAACTTTGAAGCCAACTATGCAAAAATTTTAAATATACAATCAGTTGGCGATAAATTTATAGAAATAGAAAATAAAATAAACACAAATTCCGTAATTAACAATCATAGCGGGGCTTTTGTAATAGTATCTACAGGGCAGGATAAATTAGTTGACCTATACAATAATGTTGAAGCGGGAGGTACAATTGGAACTCAAGAATTGAATGATATGTATACTCCACAAGTTAGAAAATTAAAAATTACGGGAGCAAATGAATTAGCTACTAAAATTAGAATTGGTATCGAAGACCCAAGTGGATATTTGCCCGATGTTCAAACTGGCACTTTGATTAATTTAGATTTGACAAATAGGGTGCCGAAACAATATAGAGTGTTGTCAATCAATCCAGAAGAAACTAATTTGTATGGGATCAGCGCTACAGAGTATAGAAAAGAAAAGTTTGATATTATAGAATCTCCAATTAATTATTCTTTAGATGAGGCAGAGCCTTATAATATTGGAATACCACAAATCGTTAACAAGCCAATTACCGAGCCGTTAGGATTTGAAAGTCAAGTAGTGGCCACACAATACAATTCAGAGATAAACTTTCAAATTACTGGCGATATTACTGGCAATGAAACCGCTTATAAATTAAGTATTATTCATCCAAATGCGAAAGTAGATACAAAAAGAATATTAAAACAAGATACAGTGACAAATGGGAATTTTGTAACAACTGGGAAGTTTAATGATATAACTTCATTTGGAACATACACATTTGAAGTGAGCTCTATAAGTTCAGAAGAAATTTCTGACCAAACGAATTAAAATAGTACTATGATTATACATTCAGTAAAAGTTTTACCACCTCGAAGGGGAAATAACAAAATATCAATGATTTTGGTCAATGGGACCAATACGGCCTATAATTATGTTAAAAAATTTATTAAAGTAAATAAACAGGATGCATTGATATTTCAAATAATGATAATGGATATGGACACTATGCAAAATACACTTGTAGATTATCCTAATTTATATTTTGAAGCCCTTGTTTATGAAGAGTCTACTAAGGATTATACTAAAAAATTTTTAAAATTTAAAAGAAATGGAATTATTATAGAATCTAAGATGTTTAAGTCAGAAGAAATAAAAATTAAAGTTTTGTTAAGGGACAAAGAAGAAGTAATTGATTATTGTCTCATTGATATAGTGTAATATAATTAGGATGAAGGACTACAAGGAATATTTTAAGTCAAAAGCTAAGCTAATTAAAGGTTCTGCAACGCTAAAACCACCAGCAGGGGGTCAAGATGGCTTACAATCTGTGGCCTCCATGAATGTTTTGGATTTAATATCTGAAGGGCCTATTTACGGTTTAGTAGATGCTGAAGGTAGAAAGACTAATAATATGTCAATTTTAAATTCTCTTTATTTAGATAATACTCGTGTTTTAGATAAAGGTATACCCGAACCACAAATAAGGACAGTAGACTTTGATCAAATCCAAATGATGGGTCGGTTAACTAGCGCAAACATAGAAACGGCTTTCGATAATATATCTGGACAGTTAGTAGCTTATGAATCTGCTACTAATTTTAATGTTAATAATGCACCGATGTCTTCTATTAAAAAAAGAGACATGGCTGAAGACAAGCAAGCTTTAATTGAATTTGTAAACGAAAATAAGTCTTTAAGCAGATTTGGAATGATTCAATTTAAATCGTATGGAATTTTTCCAACAGGAGACACAATATATTCAAGGGTTAATAACACCACCAACCGATTTGAAAACACCGCCCCTGTTGATCCAAGTACCGTAACTAATTTCACAATTGAATGGAGCGATGGAACTAATACCTACACTGGAACCGCAACAATAGCGATACAAGCGGGTACGACGGCTACAGCGCTTAGGTCACTTGGATCATTAAAATGGAACGTACTTGGTTCAGACGGTCAGACCTATGTGATGTTCAAACAAGAAGCTAGTGATGGACGGTTTTTTTGGCACTTTGGCGGCCTTTACTCGTATGGTAATAACAGCACTAATGGAAACGACACAAGCCTCGCTATTAATGGAGCGACATCAACGAGTGAAGATTTTCCGTGGGTTGACAGAACGGCCTCTACTTGGTATCAGTATCAAGCAACTGCTAGTCCGACTCAATGGAACCAGTGGACTTTAAGATTTACCAGCTTTAATAGTCAAGCTACTGAAATATATAATACAACAACTTTTAATTTAGATGTATATAATGGCACTAATCTAGCAAAAAGATTAATAAAAAATGAAGACGGAGAAGCTATAGAAATTCCTTCTCCAATTTTTTATGGTTATCAAGTTTTTAATAATAGCAAGTTTGGTACCTACACCGCTGCTCCAAATGCACTAGATGTAGGTGTATCTGGAAAAGTAGGAAAGAAATATTTGATAGATGGATTTGCTGGAGGAGGAATATACTTTTTTGAAATTGGGGATAACGACGAGCTAAAAGCGAATGGAGATTTTAATACTGGAAAGTTTTTTGTTGCAAAAGGCGGCAATGTCCCAAATACACTACAAAGTGGCCTAGACAACGGATATGATGTTTTTGTTTATGATGGCGCCACTGGGCCAATTTCACTAGAATCGCCAACTCCAAATCAATTGTCCCCTATTGTTGGAGAATTAGCTGGTCAAGAGATTGGTCTAGGCTATATCAGTGATTTAAATTTAACATATAATTATGGAAACATAGATTTTGATTTTAGAGAAGGATTCGAAAGACAACCCAAAATGCTAGGTCATTCTGAGGGAGATCAAGATTTTGATATAAGAAAAAAATTATACGGACCACTTCAGTATGGAGGATCAGCTCGTGATGGAGATGGAGAAGGATATTCTGATCCAAGACAGGGGGGAGACTTTTCTACCTGGATGTTGAACCCACCACTAGAATCAGATTCGTATCCATACACTCATACAATAAAAAGAATTGATGTAAAAAAAGCTACACCTACATTAGCTATAGAAGGTTTAAGTGACACTATAGCTAACGGTTCAAGCGCTGGCGTCCAACAAAGTGAAACCTTGTTGATGGGATTCACTTATGGTTTTGAAGGTGGAGTAACTGGAAATGTGGGGACTTTATTAGCTGCTGGAAATAATTTAAAAGATATAGCGCTTGGAACATTTGAAGTTGTTGAAACAAATAGATATGAGGGTATCGTTGTTTCTAATTACCTCGACACGTATGATGAGATAGGGGACTTGCCAAGGAATAAAGTTTTGAGGGGCGTCACGGTTGATGATACTAATATACCAGGTTTAACACAAGCTATGATAAATCAATATGGATATACATCTGGAGAACTTATATTTCCTGGAGAAGATTGGAAAGTGCCAAATAGGTTTATAAAAATAGAAAAATTAAGTTACGAAACAGACTCAACTCTTATTACAAGAGACTGTTCTTTAAGTTATGTATCTGAAAGAATTGGTGAGCCATTTAGTTATCCGCTTGTAGCAACTGCTGGAACTATTTTTGATGCTAGAAATTTTGCGGCGCAGCCAACTAGAGACTTTGAAGTTAGGGGGAAGCTTATTGCGATACCATCAAACTATGAACCATTGGATTCAGACGGGAGCGACAAAAGGTTTATATCGAGTTCAAAAGATTATGGGCTGAGAAGCATTCAAACTTATAACGGGTCATCTAATTATGCACAAGTTTATGATCATATTGATTTGGGGACTAGCAATTTTGAAATTGAAGCAAGAGTTGGATTTGGCTCTGTATTTACGACGACTGCCAACTATCAGTATATTGTAGACATGGAGGGAGGAACCTTGCAAGAAAATAGAATAGCTATATATCAAACCGATGATCAAATATTAGCAATTGTAAAAGAATCCACCTCAACAGATACCGATTTTATACTTGGTACAAGTATAGCTGGAAGAAATAGTAGTCATTTTTATAATGATTGGGAGTGGATAAATGATGCTCAAAATCTTACGTTTGATGCTAATGATGCTAATATTGATACTAGCACTAGTTTTAATATACAGTTTGATTTACTTCTAGGCAATGTTGGTAGTGCTAGTCCTGGAAATAGTATCTTATGGACAGCGGGAAGCCATCAAAGAGTTGAAATAAGGTTTACTAGTGGAAATAGAATACAACTAACTCTTGGTAGACTCCCAGTAGGCAGTACAGATGGAAATGGCGTAGAAAACACCACTACCGAAGTCCCAGCTAAAAGCGCAACTAGTACGAGGACTTTTTCCAAATTTGAATTTGTGCAATTTAAACTTGAGGGGAATTTATCCACTGGCATAAAGCTTAGAGATAGAAGTGACAATAGTATTATTGCAGAAATTACAACTGCGGATCTAGCTGATGTGAGAGCTCATCCTAATGGAATGGCGAGAATTACTGTTTTGTACATCTTGGGAGTTAATAGTCAGAACGCTACTATTGGGAGAGCAGGAGCTGGCGCTATGAGAAATTTATCCGTACAAGGAGTATCTATTTTTACTGACACATACAATACAGCTGGTGTATCTAAAAGATTTAATTCAGATCCGAATTTCTTAAAAGTCAGCGACGTTAATCTAGCAGATGTGTACGACATTAGTTTAAAGGCAGTCGGAAGAAAATACACACTGGAAGTAAAAGTCGGCGACGAATTGCTACCAACTAATTTTAGGTCAAACACAATGAGTACTCCAAGGGGAAATATAAATTTTGGCGGCCCAAACATAAATCAAGGCGCAGATTCAGCTCCTTTTTTATTAATGGGTATAAGTGCAATAGGGAACTCTAGACTAACAGCGGGAACGAAATTATCAGATGTTAGAATTAAAAAAAATAACCAACTAATACATCATTGGGACGGAACTGTCATAAATGTAGTGCGCCACGATAATTGTATGAAAGATAAGGTAGGAGGATTTCATGCAGACCTTACGGGCCCAGTAAATACAGTTTTAGATTCAAATTTTACTTTTGGCAAGAATAAGAAAAGAATTTACAATGGGCCTTGGGACGGAACATTTAGATTAGGTTGGACAGATAACCCCGCTTGGATTCTATATGACCTAATGATAAACCCTATTTACGGAGTAGGGAATTCCATAGATGATAGAGAGGATATAAACATCTTTAATCTTTATAAAATAGCACAATATTGTGACGCTGTGGATAGTGATGGGTATTTTGATGGATTGCCAGATGCAACTAGAGGTTTAGAGCCTAGATTTAGTTGTAATATTAGAATTTACGACCCTAAAAATGCATTTGAAGTTGTAGGAAACATCGCTTCTATATTTAGAGGATTTACTTATTGGGACGGTGTTGGATTAAACTTCGCTATAGATAACGAAAAACAAATAAGCGCTATATTTAATAACGGAAATGTTTTTGATGGAATTTTTAATTATGGGGATATAACAAGCTCTGCTAGATTCTCAAAAGTTGAAGTTATGTATTCTGATTCAAATGACTTATATTCCACTAAATCAGAATATATAGAAGACGAAGACGCAATAAGAAAATACGGGATAGTCTCTAAAATTCTTAATGGTATTGGTTGTACATCTAAATCCCAAGCAAAGAGAATGGGTAAATATGTTTTATTAAGTAATAAGATGGAAACGGAAATCGTTTCATTTAAAGCCTCTTCTGAATGTTTCTTTTTAGAGCCAGGAGATATAATTAGAATCGATGATGAGGTAAAAAACTTTGAAATTAATTATGGAAAAGTTTTAGAAGTTAATTCTTTAACGCCAGATCCATATATTAGAGTTGAAAGCCATGTAAATCCAAGCAAAATTCGACTTGGATCAGCTGGAGGGGTTTACTTGTATACAAATAGAAAACAAAATGAATTGGAAAATATTTACGATATTGTAAAATATCGAACATTGTATCAATTCGGAGAAGATTCTCATACTTATAGTGGGGTCGTTAACACTGATTTTATAAATCAGCAAAGCTTAACTGAAATACAAAAAATACAAGTCACAGGAGCTGTTAAGGAAGATAATAATGTTAAATTATATCTAGATACTGGAGATGCTAATTTTCAACACTTAAGCGGGGCTCAAGTTGGGTCTTTCTTTAACGTTGAGTTAACAAATGATGTAGACAAAACTTACAAGGTCATAAGAAAGAGGCAACAAGAAAATAATATCTTCAATATTGAAGCCATCCAATATGATATAGAAAAATTCAAAAAAATAGAAGAAGAAGATTTTGACGTAGAAGAAGTAACATACAATATAGGTATACCAGCGCATACAATAAATAGACCGCTTACCCCAACCTTCGACGAGACCGTCATTCTAAATAATGATTTAAGTTACTCTGTAACGGGAACGATTGACGCTCAACCCAACAGCAATGAAACATCTTACAGGGTTGTAGCTTACAGATCAAATCAAGCTGGGCCATATGTACAAAAAGAATTTTTAAGAGAGTCTGACGACACTACGGAATATAGACTAAATGGGCTGATAGATGGGAACTATACTATATCTGTAGCTGCTTTAAGGAATCCAGAGTCGAGCAACAACTTTACCAAAAACTTTTCCATAGAATCTAGAAGAGACATTTACATGAACCCAATCATTAAGGAAATAGAAATTGGAAATTCAAATATTAGTAATTATGAAAGAATTAGTGGTAGCGGTTTTGGCTCTGGCTCTTCTAATTATAAAGATGTTGAATATAGATTTGTAACAGTGGATAAAAAAGATAGAACCTTTAGTTTAACCCAACTTGATTACACTCTTGATGTTTTTATAGAAAAAAGTGGTGAATATGCTGTTATAGCACAAGATCATGAAGCGGATACTTTTACATTTACTGATGTAGACAATATGATATTTTTTGGGGATTACAATTATGATTTCAACGCCAAATTTGACCTAAAAAAAGACGGAACCGTTGTAGATTCCGCCTTCTTTGAAACTAATGTAATTAATTTAAATTAATTTTAATAATTTTCGACACTCTTTTGCGGGAATATCTTTATAATCTGACCACTCTTTGATGACCTCTGGGTCATTAGTGTAAGCGCCAGTCTTATACCACGCTCTAAGGCACCCTTTGAAAGAATTGAAGTCTGTACCCGCTTTTTCTTTTAAAATGCCCTGTGGGCTAATATCTTTCGCTCCAGAGGATGATGGAGGAGCTACAATAGGAGACTTGTTTTTAGATGAGTCAATTTCGTCAGCTCCAACGATATGAATACCGAGAAAATTACGGACAGCACGAACAAACGCACGATTTTCTGCAATACATTCTAAAAACTTAGCAGCGAATCCATTTGTATTATGAACAGTAGCGTTAGCTATTGAACTAAATGTTTGTGAACCGTTGCTTTCATAGTTATCGATCCAATTAATCATGCACTGGGTAACGACGCGATTGTCTGAAGACTCATAAATGTCGTATGTTAAATTATGAAAACCCCGCAGCTTTGCAAGCTCTTTGATTCCACCAAGCTTAATTAAAAGCTGATTGTCTTCAAGGCCTTCAATAGAATCTGGAACTGGCATCTTACGCATTTCGAAGTGATCCTTGTTTGGATATAGATGCTCTGGGCTGATCATGGCTCGCCAGTTGACTGAGCCATCTTGATTAAATTCGTATTCAACAGACTCTAGGAGTCCGTGTTCGTTGCGTTTCCACAAGTCTGGGCCGTATAATTTATTTTTTGACATATAAGTATAAACTTTCTATTTCTGATTTTGAGATTCCATCATATACGAAGTTATTTGTTTTGTCAAGTCTTTTAGCGGAAGATTCTGATAAATAGAACTCCCCGTCTAGAACAAATTGCTTATTTGATATATACTTGCAGTCTTCGGGTAGATTAGGCACCTCGGGAGCTTCTTCTTTTAAAATCACACTATAATCAAAATACTTTAATCTTACTTGGGAAACTATTTCCTCGTTGGAGACTTCTATAATAATCCTCTTATTGTATCTTTTTAATATTTTAAAAAATTTTGCTAAGTCTTCTTTTTCATGTTCTTCAGAGTATTTAAAAACAATTTGTTTAAGGTTTGGTAAATTAGCTACGATATGCTCTTCTAACTCATTGTCTAAATAAAGATTTACAATGCAATATCGGCACCAACGAGTTATCATTTCCAAATCAAAGTGAAGGTCTGATCTTAGATTTACTGGTTTACCTTTAACTTCTTCGTAGGGCTTAAAAAAGTTAGGGACAATTTCCATTGTGGGATTATGAAAATTTTCGCCAATTCTAATTGTTTTAAAATTAACATCGAATTCAATCTCAAGTTGAGCTAATATAATTTGTGCTATAGTCTCTGGTTTGATTTCATTAACTCTATTCTTTCCTTCTTCCATTTGAAAAGAAGGTTTTTGTTTTGAAAAATCTGGAGTTACAACTTCCGCATATTTAAACAAATTAAAATTTTCTTCATACATATTACCTAATACGCAAACAGAAGGAATGGAAAAAATGTCACTAAGGTGGACTCGATGACTGGCCGTCCCCACATATAACAATGATTTTTTAATTAAATGATTATTTTGCTTAACTGTTATTTTATCTTGTTCTGGGGCTGTTAATATACCTATCTCTTTTTCTTCTAAAGCTTCTTCTATCATAGAAAAAACAACGTCCCAATGTTTATATTCTTGTGATGGATAATCTCCATGTGGATTAAAATAAATATATTTATCCATAACATTAGGATAAAAATGATCTGTTATTTTAGGTTGCCCAATTCTGACCCCCAAATCTTTTGCGTAAACTTCTGCTATGTGCGACATAATTTAAATGTATTTTTATCTTTACCGTTATGAAAAAATGAAGCTGATCTTTGACTGCTATAATGCGGGAAAAAGGCCAGCTCAAAATAACCTTCATGATCTAATTTACCTTCAAGTAGAAATGGACTATCTATTTCCTTAGAATACGGAAGTACTTTATGAACGTCGGGATGATCTTCTATGTAAGAATATAAATCTGGTTGAGTAAATATATATATATTGTGGGACGGATATAATTCTTTAACGTCTCCAATCATAGCATTTAACCATAGAATATCTGAGGCTGACTGGGGCAATACAATAGCTAAAGATTCGCCTTCATCTATTAAATCAGATAAATCTAAGGTTTTTTCTTTTGCCTCTTTATCCCAATCAAAATCATAGTCTACATCTGGCATTTCATCTAAGATTTTTTCTAACTTCTTGCCAACGACATCTGTAGAATAATTATCTTCTACCCATTTTCTAGCTTTCCAACCAATTTGCAATCTTTTGTTTAAATCCATGCTCCAAACTTTTTTAAGTTGTTTGGCTATGCTAGATGGATATGTTGAAGCTTTAATAAATTGAGTTCCTGGTTCTCGATACTCAGACCAGTCAAGTGGGAAACTACCACTTTCACTAGTAGAAGAATCTTCTCCGCAGGAATAATTTGTAACTAGGGTAATTAGTCCAGTAAGTTTCGCCTCAAAGATAGGTATTTCCATACCTCCGCTAGTAAACGGATGACAATAGACATCCATTAAATTATATATTTGATTTAGTTGTTCTTCATCAACGCCGTGTTTGATATTTGTTGTATTAACTGTTTTTTTAGCTCCACAAAATCTACAGTCCTGCTCTTGACCGATGAAGGGGCGTATATCATATTGGCCACAAGATGAGCAATGATAAGTTGTGAGAATATCATTATTGTCGAGGCCTTTTTCTTCTATAAGTCTTGGTATATCCCAACCTTCCGTCCAATGAGTATGTAAAAGTAATTTAGCTTTTGGACAATCTTTTTTAAATATTTTAAAACCTTCCAGTAAGTTTGGTACACTTTTTCTTAATTGATTTCTGAAAACAAATCCAATAATAAATTCATCCGAAAGACCGAATTGTTTCCTTAATTTTTTTCTGTCTTCATCAATAAATCTATGGAAGTCTTCTGTATCGACGGTTCCGTGCAAAGTTTTTACATGACCTTGACCAGCTTTAACCATATCTTTTTCCGCAAAAGAAGCCCAAGTATAAAAATTTTTTGTTTCGGGGGCAGCCTCCATCGCTTGTGGTAAAATTGGCTGGCTATCGAGCGTAGTCCAAATCATATTATTAATTTTATTCCACCAAGGTTTTTTCCAGTAATTAGAAAAAGCCCAAATATCTTCAATTCCTATATAAATATCTGGCTTATATTCTTTGATTGCTTGATCAATCATTTCAGCTCCATAGCTAGCCGTTCTAGCCCTATTTGGATCAGCATTAATTTGCTGTATAGCAACAGGGTTATTGGGTAGAGAGCCTTGAGCTTTCCAAGGTCTCGTTTTCAAGTAATGGTCGCCCCAGGGAGTCCCATTAGCAAATTCAATAATCTCATACTTGTTTGTGGCTTGTAAATAGCGGAGAATGTTTTTGGTGTGTTTGCCAAAACCAGTAAACGCTTTTGCGTTATTTGAATGAATTAGGACTTTCTTTTTCATTAACCCTCGTAAGAAAAAAGTCTTGTAAGATACAGCTCTAGCAAAGTTTTTAAGGTTCTTGCTTCTCCTAGTTCGATGCCAATTCCAAACTTAAGAGTAGAGTTTTTGATAACGCCAAAAGACCAAGCATCGACACCGTTATGTTTTTGATATGGCTTTAATGAAAGACTTGTTTTATCGTCGTTATACGTATGAAACGCTGACCATTCTGAATACTTTTCAATAGTATCTATTATAGCGCCAGCTTCATTCTCATTTATCTTGCAATAGATATTTTTCTCTGGGTCTTTAGCGTTCGCACTGAAAGATCCAGATCTCTTGTTTTGATCCCAACTAGCTTGTTTAATCGCTTGAATTAAAAATGTTGGTTTTGTTGGATTCCCTTCTTTATCTTTTTCGATAACTTTAAAAGAAAAAGCGCACCCAGTACTTTTAGCGTTTGGTTTATATAGATTATATTGCATATGCGATATTATATACAATATGCAGCATAATTCTACAAGAATTATTTAAATATTTTTAATAAAGGGCGCAAACATTTCGTCCAACATGTCCATATAGTCTGCAAACTCGTCCTGTATGCTTTCTCTAATAAAAGCATAATTTTTAAAGAGATTTAAAACACTACCTACTTCTTCGTTATCCACTAATGATTTATAAAAATAACCAGAAATTATTTTGTACAGCAATATTTTATAAGCTAATTGTTTGAAGTAAACATAGTTATAATCTTCTTCTTTTAGAAAAGATTCTGCGTGATAAGCCTCTAAGAATTTTTTTTCATAAATAGGATGATCATTTAACTGTAACTTGTAAGATGCAAATGCAAGATCCCAAGCTGGGTGAATATGAAATGACTCAAAAAAGTTACAAATTTTTAATTGATTAGGCCTATTTAAAATACACGAAAGATTTAAATTAGTATGACATAAGCAAGAAAACCCCTCTCCAGGTTCGAAAAGTTGATCCTCAACTGTCTGTTTAATATCTTTAAGTAAAGCTAAGCTTTGTTTAAAATTTGGTCTTTCCAACAATGCATTATAAAGTTCTTGATCCATAAAATCTTCAAATGAACCTAAAGAATACATAGAGTCTAAAAAATATTCTCTTTGATTTTCTTCTGTTTTTGTGGCGTTGTGTATTTTTGCCAAAGAAGAGCCTAATAATTCTATATTTTCATAGGTATAAGAAAGACCTAATTCTTTTGATGATTGGGAGTTTTCGAAAGATGTTAAAAGATAGGCATAGTCGTCTGAAAAGGCATTATTAAAATATATTGGAGAAAGATTTAAATCTTTTATAGACTCTAACGCTTTTTTTTCTCTTTCAAATATAAATGAATCATTATTCTCTCCAACTTTTATTGCATAACTTAAATTATCATAAGAGAATCTATAAATATCATAAAAAATGTTTCTGTCTATAATTTTAATAGATTGTTCAATTTGATCAATTTCTGGAAATTTCTCGTTAAGATAAAAATCTTCAGTAAAAATTTCAAGTAAGTAATTCTTTTCAACCAAAGATATTTTTAAGGTTTTTCTTTCTGTCAAAACCCTATTTGTTAAAAAATCTGAAATACTAATTTTTTGGCCTTCTTCCATTTACTATATTACACAAAAAAGGCGGTATTTCTACCGCCTTGAAAATTAGATACTTACTGTACCCATTTTTAGACCAGTTAAACTGGTTTTAGCGAACTTTCGCCTAACGCCAGCATTTCTATCGTGGATAACGACATAGCTAGGTGTTTCATTTACAAACTGAGCATTATAACTAGCTCCGTCCTTTGTCCGAAGGCCGAAAAAACGACCTCCGCTTTGTTTCATTGTTTTTACGATACGATTTGTTTTTCTCATAATTAAAATCCTATAACTCCTTTGGGTTTGATTGTAGATTTATTTTCTATAGTTTTTGCATCTACGTTTAATTTATTGGCAAATATATCATATATAGTTTGCTTGTCAACACTAAAAGAGGTTTTCTCCAACTTTTCTCCCCATTTTTTTAAAATAGCTTCATATTTTTTGTGCAATTTATCAAAAACTTTAGTATCTGTATCGGATTGAGCTTTAATCATATCTTTCTCTAGGTCTTTGGCTTCTTTTGGTCTGATTATGTGTGTTTTTTTTGTTTTGGCTCCAGATTCATCTAGAATATCAAAAGCCTTATCTGGAAATTTTTTAAGTGGAAGGTAATAATCGCACAGATCAATGATTAATTTAATAATTTCTTCTGAATACTCTACCGTATGAAATTCTTCATAAGAAGTTTTTGCTTTAAGTAGTAGTTCTTCGACCTCTTCTTTAGAGGGCTCTTTTACTTCAATATTTTCAAACCTTCTATCAAGGGCTGAATCTTTTTTAAAAAAACTTTTATATTCTTCTGAAGTAGTTGCTCCTATGCAGGAAATTTCTCCTCTAGATAAGGCTGGCTTTAATATATTTGCCATGTCTAAACCGCCTTCTGAGCTTGTTCCCGAACCAATAATTGTATGAATTTCATCAATAAATAAAACGTATTGTTTATTTGTTTTTAAAGAATCGATTATATTTTTAATTTTTTCTTCCATTTGACCTCTGTATATAGTTCCAGATACAACAGAGGCTATATCTAAAGATATAATTTCTTTATGAAGTAAAAGATCTGGGCATTTTCTTTCAACAATTTTTTCAGCCATGCCTTCTACAATAGCTGTTTTACCAACGCCAGCATCTCCAACAAAAATAACATTGCTTTTATTTTTTCTAAGCAAGACTTCAAAAGCTCGATCTATTTCTTTATCTCTACCAAATATTTCAAAAGTTCCTCTTTTCCTAATCTTTTCGTTTATATTTTCACAGCAAGACCATATTGTGTCTTTGTCTTGAGGTTGGGCTTTAGGAGGTGCCCCAGTTTGTGCGGGAATTCTTTCTACACCATTTTTTATAAAATTAGATAAAACATTAGATACTTTTTCTACGTCAATTTCCAAACTTTCCAAGAATTCTGAAATTTCTTTTCTAGTGTTTATTATTGTTAAAAATATGTGATCTACCCCAATGTATTCGTGTTTGAGGGATCTGGAAATTACAAAAGAAGACTCTAAAATTTCTAATACTTCTTCTGCATAAATTTTCTTTTTGCGCTTGGGTTCTTTGTAAGAACATAAAGCAGAAAAAATAGCTTGGTTGAGACCGTCTTTACTTATTTCGCAAAAAGATAGAGCGTTATCTATATTTATATTTTCATTGTCCATGATTGACGAAAATAAATGCAAGTCAATCACTTTCAAATGACCTAGTTCTTCAGCTATGCTTTGACTTTTTATTAGGCAAGCTTTGGCGCTTGGTGTTAAGTTAAATTCAGAAAAGTCCATTATTTAATTTCAGATAGTCTGGTGTATATTTTTTCATCAAGAATATTTATTTTTTCTCCAAAGATTATATCTTCGCCTTTGCTTCCATAAACAAAAACGATTTGGTCTTCTTTAGGTTTTTTGCCCCCTTCATCAAGATATTTATCTAATGTAGCTGATCTCCTATTATTGGCAAGCATGAAGTTGACTTTACCAAAATCGTCTTGAATCTCTACTCTCATATATTTATTTCCAGCTCGACTGGTTCTCGCTATGCAGTCTGTTACAACCCCAACGAATTTAACTCTTCCATTGTCTGGAATTGATTTTAACTCTAAACTATCAACTAGATCAGAAGAATTGCCAAATACATTTTTAATTTGAGTGGAGTGACTATAGCCCAAATACTTACGCTCAAAGAACCAGTTAGCGAACTTTAAGTGATCTTTGTTTTTATCATAAATTTTTCTGTAAGAAGAATACTTCTTTTTAAAAGTTTCAAAACGAGAAGGCTTCATAATGGGTCTCCCGTCATCTGCTATTAAAGAGTCTTTTATTATTGAGTGCACTGTTTCTAGGGCATCGTAATTAAACCTTTCTCCAAGTTGTATTATGTTTCGCTTTTCTCTATCGGTTAAAATATTAAAGGCTTGAGCTTCTAAGACTAAGCGACAACGATTTGGCATCTCCGCTTGTGAGGTACAGAAAGAGTCCATCATCCCGCCTTGTATGAGGCCAGACAAAACGCCTATATTAAGGCCACATTGCTTGGCAGTTACAAATATATCATATTTGTTTTGACTGCTTTCTTGGGCTTTTCTAAAATCAACTAAGCTCTCTAAGGTTTTTTCTGAAACCCCTTTAATGCTATTAACACCAAATCTTATGTCACGGCCCTCTATATTAAAATTAATATCAGACTTAGATAAATCTGGTGGAAGAAGTTTCATATTAAACAAACAAAGCTCTTGGTTAATTAAGGCTATCTCCGCATGAGAATCTGGCTCATGCTTTGTCATTTTAAGCAAGGATAAAAAGAATTCCTTTGGATGCTTAAATTTTAAGTAAGTCGTAATTGCTGCCAAAATAGCATAACTAATTGAGTGCGATTTATTAAAAGAGTAGTTGGCTGAATCTTCTGCAACCTTCCATAAAACTTCGCCGACTTCTTTATCTAAATTTTTCTCTTCGACTTTTTGCTCAATCTTGGCTTTCCAAGCTGGCATTTGATCTACCTTCTTTTTACCCACAATTCTGCGGAGCTGTTCTGACTCATCAAGAGTAAATCCGACCTTAACGGCCATCTTCATTAACTGCTCTTGATATAGGGGAATACCGCCAGTATAAGAGAGAATATCGTCAAAGAATTCATTAACTGACTGAAATCTTGAGGTGCTTGCATAGTCAGCATAAACATCCAAATAGTCAAGTGCACCAGGGCGAGCAATTGCAACAACAGCAGACAGCTCCTCCAGATTTTTAGGAGCAATTTTTTTACAGACTTTAAAATTTGTATCCGCTTCAATCTGGAACAAACCCTTTGGTGCCTCAATGAATTTGAAGTTTTCATATATTTCTGGGAGTCCGACATCTATATCTTCGATATTTATACCCAACTGCTTGCAAGTATCACTTACTACAGAAAGGGTTCTAAGTCCAAGA